AGCATTACTTCTTCTTAATATACCGGTCAACTTTTTGAGACATTTCCGGCCCAAACATTTTAGTCACAACAGCAAGACCGACAACAGTCATACCAGCCGTAACGATTTTAGTAGCTGCACTCTTTCCGCTACTAGACAAAATATCGGCAACAGCTTTGCCTCCAGGAATCATCTTCTGACGTTCAAGATCTTTCAGCTTAGCTTCGCTTTCAAGTCTTTTGATCCTGTTTGCTATCTCTTCGTCTGTCATTTTGTCTATTCGTTTAATTCTTTTCCTGTACGCTTTATAGTCGCTTTTTTTCTTTCTAGCAGCTCGTTCTAATCTGTTTCCTCGCCTGCGTTCCCTTCCAAGAGAAGTTCTCGTTCCGTCTTCATTCTGGAACCTGCGAACGCCCCACTTCTGACCTTTAATACCAAAATGGCATAGTTCATTATTAGTCATAGTATTCCTCCTAACAAAAGAAAGGAGGAACTATTTCTAGCTCCTCCAATCCACTTTTGTTTAGCGTTCGTACTGTCTAATCATTCGGATGCCATTGTCAATGGTTTCCCGATCATAGTCAGTTTTTGCCTGATCGTAGAGACCTTCAAGTGCTGCCACCATGCGGTCGTGAACGCTGTGTCCACTGTGCCCCATATCTCGATCCATATAGCGACCGGTCATAGGGTTACGCATTCTGGCATAGCTTCTGTGGCTGGCAAAACTCTCGTCATCGCCGCCATTTTGAATTTTCTCAATCTTCTCAAGCACGCACAAAGCGTCCATGGCAGCTTTCAGATCAGTAGCGCTCATTTCTGGCCTTGCATTGATCTTCTTAAGCTCCTTTGCCACGTTCTCGGCAAGCTCTTCAACTTCTTTCATTACTTTTTCGTCAAGCATAAGAACCTCCTTAGTACGTGACAGCCAGGTCAGGACGGGTCAGGATGACATTTGCGTTCTGGACCAGAATCGGCTGATCGCTTGTGTTACGAATTGTGACGGTTTCACAGCATCCTCTGAAGATCTCGACATTGATTGCTCTGCTAACGTTAAAGAATTCCTCAACCGCAGCAGGAGTAACAATCATCTGACTTGTTGGGATTGTTCCGCCATCAATGGAAATTGCTACAGAGATAGGCCCTGCGGTTCCTCCTGTCGGAACGGCAATGTTGGCTCCAAAGTCTACAAGATAGTTTGCAGATTTCTGTGCGCAGCCACAACCACGACTAGGAACCCATCCGCTAAGCAGAAAGTTTCCGGATCCATCTCTGTGTTTAACGAATCCGCGATTGCAAGGAACCGGAGATTCTGTAAATATAATCGACTCGCCTGGATTGACTGTCTGGACGGCATTAGCACTGTATTCAGCCATCATGCCACCTCCAGCTCAGTTTCCACAACCACAGCCGTAGCCGTTAAACATAGGGTTGCAGCAATTTGGATTCTGCACTACATATGCAGGAACCGGTGCAGGATTAAGATACTGCTCGAGTGCAACCGTCTGAGCAGCATTGTCTCGGAGAATCTGAGCTGTCTGCGCAGTCTGAGAAGCTGCGAGGTTAGCCATGTTGAGCTGAGTCTGCAGATTCGCATTCTGTGTCTTGAGAGCGTCAAGTTCCTGCTGGCACATCTTGTCAAGAATTGCCTGTGTGTTTGCGTTGTTCTGAGCCACAACGTTGGCGAGCGCCTGAGACAGAGCATTTCTGTCAGCACAAGCTTCTGTCGCAACTGTGTACTTCAGATCAGCAACGCCAGCACGGTTCTCACAGCAGCAATTCTGCAGCCCCATGCTGAGATTGTTGAGTGTCTGAAGAACGTTTGCCTGGGAATTACATCTGGAAACTTCAGCATTTGCAAGAGCAGTGTTGATTCCATTAATTCCAGACATAATGGCGTTCTGATCGAATCCACGCTGAACATCATTCTGGGTGTTCATCATGAAGGGCATTCCGGCATTTCCACCGAAACCATTACCCCAGCCATTATTGGCAAAGAGGAGAAGAATGATCAACCACCAGGCCATGTCTCCGCCGAGGAAACCATTATTGCCATAACCTCCCATCATAGGAGAAACAGGCATTACCATATTGTTGCCATTCATGTTGTCAGAAAAAGACATAGTTTATTAAGCTCCTTAGTTTTTTGTTGTATACACACCTTGCGCGCATAAGGTTTGTATTCCTAGAACGGACGTCGGCCAGTCATCTGTGTAGCTTGCTGAGCAAGAATGTTAAATTGCTCTTGGCTCATTCTGCCACTCTGCATGAGCTGCATGACTGCCTGTTGTGGGTTGGTTCCAAACTGCTGCATCTGCTGCTGAAGCTGACCATATTGCTGTTGAAAGTTTTGCATGCTTCCGAACATGTTAACGATCATTTGCATCGCTGTCGGATTCATAGTTTCGCTTCCTCATATCTTTTATTGTTCTCTTAAGAGATTCGAGCTCATTTCTCAAAGCATCGAATTCAGTCTTTGGAACATAGTCAATAACAGGCTGCTGATTAGCGCCTGACATCTGGTTAGGAAGCATTGAAGTCTGAGATCCATTTTGAATTTCTGTAACATCTTCATAACGGAATTTCCGCATTGGCAGCGGACGACCAGTGTATTGGTCTGTTTCCTTGATCCAGAAGTAGGGTGAATTAGGTGTTGCGTCCATGATCAAAAGCTTTGTGCCTCTAGCCACCGGATAACTGGTCGCCCCAGCATCACCAAGAGCCCAAACAACACCAGAGATGTCGGATGACTGATCGTAAGATTGCTGCGGAGGCATTGGCACAAACGTGTTTTGGTTCTGGCCGGTATATGGTGCCGGAAAAGCCGTAGGAGAGTATGAAGGATTAATCGGTGACGTTACGGTTCCTTGTGCATAGTTTGGAATCCAAGGATTGTTAATGTAATTTCCAGGCATTAGTCGTATCTCCTTTCCCAGTAATAGATTGGAACTTCATCACCAGAGTCCCAGTTGTCGTAATAGTTTCCGTCTTCTACAGCGATAACGTGTGATCCTGTTCCAAGAATGTATAAACCGTCTGGATGCTCATGGCAAAAAGCCCTGACTGTATAGCAATCGGGGCATGTATTTGGAATAATATGCCGTATATAGCCTTCGTCTTTCAGAAGCTCATGCCAAACTTCATTTGCTGATGGCATGTTCTTCATTACAAATCCCTTCATGCAAAGACGAATATAAGCATCATCCCAGTCTGTATTAAAGGCTTTTGAAAGAGCTCGAATTGTGCAATCTATTGTTGACTTGCGCTTTGGATTAGGATTGTATTGGACGAATGTCATGATTCATTGCCATCGATCCATCTTTTTGATGACTCATCATACTTGTAATTGTCATAGTCAAACGATGGAGAAGTCCCGCCAAGTGCCGGTGTTTCCTCTCGCATTCGAAGCCGCCATTCAATCTCTTCTGCTTGGTTCTTTAATGCATCGCCAACAAAACTATTTGATGGATAGTCAAAAGCAAGACGAGTTTTAATGTAAATATAAGTTTTTACTGAGTTTCTACGGCTATCGTCGCCAGTAAAGTCTGACCATTTCTCTTCAGGTCCAGTAATAAAAAACGGCTTTGACTTATCTGCGCCGACACCAAGATCATACAGCGTATTAAAGGCCGAATTAATATGAATCATGAGATCTGTATCAAAGCCCTCATACTCAGCAGAAGGGCCAATCATTTTCCTAATATCTTCAAGAATACTTCCGTCCATAATTGCCTCCTATAGTTTCCAAGGACAGGTGTCATTCGGCTTTCGCTCAACAAAATCTTGCAGAAGAAGATCCTTGTCGCCATAGTGAATAGCCTGATGGGTATCGAACGAACAGCAGATTAAGAATTCTGGGTCCTTTAGATTTGCAGTTTCGTTCTCAATGTCTTCGATTGTCAAAGGGTTCATATGGTGAATGTAAATAGCACCGACCTTCCGAAGCTTGCCTTTTCGATCAGTGTAAGTTCCATAAGAGATCTGGCGTCCATCGATTCCAAGATCACAGCCATTGTCTCGCACTATTACATAGTCACGAATTGCGAGCCATTCTTTAGATTTGTAAAAAACCTGATTCAAATATCGTCCATAGCCAAACGTTGCGTCCCCTACTCGTCCGTTTAGCTTGAGATAGTCGAATCGATCTTCAAAAGTTCTAAGCCTCGCAAGTTCTGTATAGCATCTAGTCGTCATGATTAGATTCCTGCCCGCCATAAACGCGCATAGCTTCAATAGCATTTGCATAAAGATCTTCAGAACGTTGTGTTGATTGAATCTGCTCAGTCTTTGCCGTAATTAGATCCTTTTGCTTAGCTAATATCTCTTTTTCAAGCCTTTCTTTGGTCGAGGCGAGCTTCAGATAATGAACAATGACCTGAGCAGAAGCAGTACCTTCTGCTAACTGCTTCTCTGCCAGATCTATAGCTAAATTTATTAGCTGATTCTCCCTTGCCTCTGGTGTCATAGCAGGTCTTGTCGGAACTTTTGAAGGAGTATTAATGCGTTTAGACATTTATTGCCTCCTTTTCGCAGTACTTCTATAACGAATATAAACACTTCAGAAACTTTTCCAGCGAGATATAGAGAGAAAATGAAAGACTTCCGTAGGCGATGGATGACATAAAAGTGCGAAAAGGAGAAATGATCATGCGGAGACAACATGAGTGCGTATGCGAAGGCCCTATACCCCGCTGGAAAAGCTTCTGAAATATAACCCCCGGAGAAAAATATCAGACCGGCGCGATCAGGGGTGGGGGTATATTGCGCGAAGACCCCCCCTATGGGTGCTAAAGAAAAACCCTGATAGGGGTTATATAATTGTGAATTATGTAATTAAAAGTCCTAATTAATAGTTAAATTGTATGTTCTTTTGTTTAGTTGCCGGATTTCTTTTCAACTATCTTGTATAATGTGTTGTTATGCTTTACTATTTCTCTCATCGCTTTGTCGATTTCGTCTTCAATCATTTCGTCAGTCATTCTCGGCGAAACATTTGCAATTCTTCCTAAGTATTCACAAGTACAATAGCCAGCTGCATGATCGTAAGCCCACCATTGTTCATACTGTGTGAATGGATCAAAAGGATTGTCTGTTGTTGTGAGCATTGCATCAGCTGACATACTATGTTCCTTTCTGTGTGTAAATACTAACAATAGTGAAAATGCTAAAAAAGAGAATGTGAGTACATTCAAATGAAAAGGGCTAAACCATATTAGTAAAGCCCTTTTCTTATTAATTCATATAGTTCTGTACTGTTGACGTCGACACACCAAGTGCATCAGCAATGTCTGCAGTTGAATAGTTTTGATCTGCCATGGATCTGATTCTTGCAATCTTTGATTCTGAGAGTTCTTTTCGTTCTCTTGGTGTTGCCAATTGCCTGATTTGCAACTCGTCCGCATTTGCTAAAATGTCACGTAGCCTATTTGGACTTACAGCTCCTGCTTGAATGGCCTCCCATTCTTTTTCTGTAATTTTGACCCCACGTTCTTTCCTACTTTTTGAACCAACCTCATATCTAGCTTCTTCTAATGCTTGATTTTTGATTTTCTTAAGGCCATCCTTATCATTCTTTAGGTCTGGGTTTGCAGCTTTCTGCTCTTTCACTCGATAGCCTGCACGGGCTTGCGCTTGTCGCTCAAGCGGCTTATTCTTTCTCGAAGTATTGAGTTTAGATATCAATGAAGCAACTTCAGCACTGTATACTTTTTTAGCCGACTCGTTTGTTTTAGGCATCTTAATAGACATTGCTTCTTTGCGAGCTTGATTAGCTAACGATTTTAGTTTATTGGCATGTATAGCATATACAGTTTCCATTTCAGTTCCGGATGATAATTCAAAAGCGTCATCAACTTCGGCCATTCTAGTAGAAGTCTGTGTTGCTTTCTTTACAGAATATCCAACAACGTTTCCATCCTTGTCATACTTTGGAACTGTATAGGTTCTCCCAGATTTCTGTTTAATTTTTTTGCCAGTCTTAATATCAATAGCTTTGCTTGGCGTTAATTCTTTGAGCTCATCAATGTGTATCTCAGCAGACGCTCTAGATATCAATGTAGAAGCACCTTTCCTTGCTCCTCCTTGATACTTTTCTTTAAGCTGCGCAATGTTGTTATCCTCAAAAGATTTTCTGTAGTCAAGATGGTGCTTTTCGGAATCGATTACAACCATTGAATGCTTTACAGCCCGACATAACTCTTCTTCAGTAGCTCCTTGTAGGGTCATGTCAGTAATCAGGTTAGATATCTTTCCCATTTCGGTGTTTTTTGTTTTTGTTTTGATTCTTGGTGCTTCCGGAGGCAACTTGTAAATATCTGTATCAAAATCTTTAAGACCTTCAAGACCTTTCATGGTTTTGATCTTTACTCCAGAAGTTGGAATAACCACAACTGTATCACCATCAAAGTCAGCTCCAGATAGCTGTTGCGCAACCTTTGGATTAATACCAACAGCATCTTTAGCGTTTGGCATTACTTTCAAAGCTGTTTGCTGCTTATTGTTTACGGTTAATCTTGGGATTTCAAAGATTCCGCCATGAGGATATCTAATGAGAACGACTTCTTCACCATCTCTATAATTTGGTGCATAGATCTGATTCTCAGGCATATCTGTGATTGGTAATATCACATGAGTACTCTGCCTAGGTAAAGCTGCAGCCTTAAGATGAACTGCTGAAGAATCGCACTCTTCAGCAAACTTAAGAAGAAGCTGCTGTTTAACAACAGGATTTGTTAAGGATATCAATTCGTCATGTTCTGCTGCCATACGATTGTAAGCTATGCCTAGCTGTCTTTCAGCAAGAGGAACTGACTGTTTTGACAGGAACTGAGATGATAGTGTTCTAGACCATTCGCCCCATCTTCCTTCTTCGTTGACCTTTGCTTCTTCACTGTTGCCTGAAGCTACAATATTAATCGGAGAGAGATGATCTTTTCCATCAGCTCCGATATAATGACGCTGCTTTATTGTTGCTCCAAACGGATTGTCCTCATTGTTGTCCATTTTCTTAAAGACTGTATTGTCTTTTTCTCCTTTTAAAGGAGTTCCCCTAGGCTTGTTGGAATTGACAATAATATCAATACCGTCAGGAAAGTCTGTTCCATACATTGCCATTCCTTTAAGGTAATGGGTATCGTCAACTCCAATGCGAACCTGGGCATATATCTTACCGCCAAGAGATAGATCTTCGACACCAGGCCTTAATTCGATAACACCATCTTTAAGCTTTCCGCTTTCTGGATCGTCAGAATATCTAACCATAATTCTGCTAGAGTCTACGCTCTGAACAGGTTCAAGGCCTAAAAATGTTCTTCCACCGTTCTCAGTGTATTCAATTGGAAGCTTTATCAATTCTGGATGTTTGCTAATGTAAGCATAATCTGTTCCTGGAGGGCACACTATTTGTGTTGCTGTCTTCTTCCCAGTACCAAGCTGTTGAATATAAACTGTATGAACTTCATATCCTTCGTCTTGAAGTTTTCGTACTGCCGTCTTCAGTTTGGTTCTGCTTACACCCATGTAATTCTCGATTCCAGGACCAATATCAATGTATGTCTTTTCGGCTATACTGGCTTTTAAGGCATCTGCAGTATTATTTGTTTTCTTGGATCTCTCATCTAAAATCGGGTTGTACAGATTTCTTACCGTAGATTCTGGAATATCCATCTTCTTGCTGATCTCTGTCCAGCCAAGCCCTTCTTCGTCATGAAGTCTGGCAACATCAGAGGCCATTGCCTGCCTCTGAGCTGTTTGAGAAAGGCTTCGTTTCTGACGAAACTCAGTTGTAGACATGCCCATCTTGTGAGCGATCTCTGTGTCAGAATATCCTTCTGATTTGTATTTGTTGTATTCTTTCAAGAACCAGTCTTCATGTTGATATGGGTTGTCTCCAGATCCCCAAGGATATCTTCCAGAATGTCTTGGAGTGCCATAGTGCATCAATGTGTCATCCATATTTAACTCTCCTCGCTTTGAACTCTTTCGAGCATCTCTGAAAACTTTATGATTTTGTCAGAAATATCCAAGATTTCAGAACTTTCTGGCTGGTATACTACAACTTCATCGGACTGATAGATTCTGAGCTCTATGTTTCCGACTTCTGGTTTGAAGAAATATAAATCTCCATATTCTAAATAGAAAAGAGCAGCATAGATCATAAGCTGCTCCATATGAGCCGGAGATGCTCCGGTTTTTAAATCGTGAATTCTGAGGAACTTTTTTCGTTCATCATAGCAAATTGTATCGGCTGTGCCAAAACAGAATGGCGAATAATATAAAACCTGTTCAGGAGTCATTCTGTAACCAATAGCATCATTGACATACATGTTCAGAGTTGCTTTGGTTTTTGGCAGCTTAATGCGCAAGGATATCAATTCGCTTGCCAACTCGTGAAGTCTAGTTCCTCTTTCAACAGCCAAGCTATTTAAATAGGTTTGGACTAACTTGTCATCCGAATATCTAGTCCAAGCATACTTACTCGCGCTTAAAAACGCGTGTTGGCCTTTCAGATTTGAATGTGGATTGAATTGCATTCAAAACTTCCTCCTTGTTCTCTGGAAATATAAATGACGCATAAGACATGCCGTTCATCGTTTCCACATAGTATGGTTGATTAGGGCGTGGCTTTTCGTCTTTAGATCTCTTGCACTCAAGTGCAGCCCACTTGTCGTCGTACAGAACTAGAAGGTCAGGAATCCCTTGAATATAATTGGGATCGTTCTTCATTACAATGCAACCAGGAAAGCGCTCTTCTATTTCTTTTATTAAGTCTGCTTGAAAATCACTTTCTTTGTGTTTTTTCTTAGCCTTCATATTGTGTCCCCAGGAAAAAATAAAAGGATACGTTCATTTTGTGAAAGACGTATCCTCTCTATAACAATATGTGTTTCTCGCGCGAATCCTAAAAAGCAACGTAAGAAGATTCATTGAACTTCTTTTTCTGTGCGAGGCACCTTTCAATTGCAATATCAATCGGTGCTTCTGAAACTAAGCTGTAGTAGTACAGATCTGGATATGGTGTGTTTGCTCTATCGATTCTACCTTCAGACTGTTTCATTACTTTGTATGAGTAATTCTGCGAGTAGAATATAATAGCGTTTGTTGTAATGCAATTCCAAGCTTCGGAAGCGGCCGAGTACTGCACTATGTACACCCATTCATTACCTTCTGGTACTGGCTGGTGTTTATGCCCATTCCATTCTGCTGAATAAATATCAAGTTCTTTTACCATTTGCCTCAAGATCTCAAGCTCGTAATCAAAATTGTAGAAGATGATTACCTTTGGATGCTCAGATATCAATTCCTTAATTGCTTCAGCTCTTGATGGATCTGAATTCACAACTTTTCTGGATAGGTAGCAGAACTCTGATACATTCTTAATCGGCTTGTCCTCGAACGGATTCCATCTGTTGTTGTGAACAGTTCGATAAGCAGTCTTGTCATAGTCGACCAACACTTTTGTCTTGTGTGAGACTGTCTTGCGAATATAATGCATATTAATTAGAATTGAGTTTCTAAGCTTAATCAGTCTATTGACCTCAAGATACCTGTCAATCTTTGGAAATTTAGAATATCTAGCAAAGACGACATGCCGTTTAAGGAATTCAGACCTATTCTTGTAAAAGCCATTGGCTATGAATACTGGAATGTAGTCTGTCCAAGTGTCGCCAGGAGTTGCACTCAACAATATCCATTGGTTCTTCTTCGTGATAGCCAGAAAAGCTTTAACCCAGGCTCCGGATCCGACTACTCTCTGCTCGTCAAATATAAAGAAAGCGTTGCAAACATTTGTATACTTATGAATATTGTTCCATGAGTCTACTGTGAGTTTCATTTTAGGATTGTTCAGTTTCTCATCTGGAGATATCAAGAACAATGCACATTCTTCTTCCCATTCGCGAGTGTCACGTTTACGAGCTGTCGTAATAATATAAAGGTCTTTTGGCTCCTTCATTTTTTGAAACTTTTTGCCATTAGAGTCTATCTGTCCTTTACACACCTTTTCAAAGTAATAGGCCAAAGCAGTTCTGGACTTGCCAGAGCCGGTTCCACCACATAAGATAGAACCGGTCTTAAGCTGTCCAGCGGCTATCTTCTGATCTTCTCTAAGATCGATAGCCATGTAATTTACCTCCAATCAAACAGATCGCTAGAATCAGAATCAGATACCATAAATGCTCCAGCATTAAGATAAGCTGTAACTGTACGCCCAAACCTAGGATTATCTGTTTCATTAAGATTCAGAATCAGGTTAGCGGATCGAATATCAAGACCATCTAAACTTCCTACATCTTCTGGCGCAAGCTGATTTTCGTTGATTGTTCCATCAACGTCTTTTGTGCAAATATAAATCTTAGGCGGCCACTTTGAATTCAGATTTACGTTGACCTTTACGTAAAAAACCGGATCGTCACCTTCCTCTCTAGGAGGTCTGACCTTTACATTTACCCCATAGGATATCAATTCGTCTGCCTGCGACTGAGTCAAAAAAGCGCAAAAATTGCGCTTTCCTGCATCGTTGAAATCTGTCTTTGCTCCGCTGAAATTCTTCCAGGATCCTGATCTTACCTCTACATTCTTAAGTGTTACTCTAATACTCATCTTCTTTTCCTCCTTTTCTTAGAATGGTAATTCGTCTGATGTAATATCAATCCATGATGGCTGATCAGCCACGAATGAATCGAAATCCCCATATTCGTTAATTGTTGCAATTGCATCGTCAACCAATGCTCTAAAATATCCAGTATCGATGTCTTCTTCTAACCCCATAGTTTTGACAGTTTCTGATTCTTTCCATCGATAACCTTTTGTACCAGTAGCAGCGTTATACTTTCCGTCTTTTTCTCTCATCAGAAGTCCTCCGCCTCTTCCTGGTTTGATAGGACAAAATGACCCTGCTCTTCCTACGAAAATATAATTGTGTTCTCCTTCTGGAAGATCCTCGTTCATGTCCAAATACAATGCCGATGTTACTGTTTTCGTTTCACACAGATCCTTAAACTCTATCGGTTCTTTGCTGAACAAGTACTTGAATACATACGGAATCTGGAACTGCGTTCCTGTTGCAGACCATTCACCAGCATGTTTTCCTTCTTTGACTTTGCAAATATAAACTGCGTCGTTAACAAGGCACATCTTTTCGTACGTTGCTTCATGCTCAAAGTTGTATCCATAAAGTTTTCCATAATCCATGACAAACTGAATTATCTCTGGTGTTGCATTCGGAATCTTAATTGAGTCTGTCTTAATGTGTGCAACCGTATACCCGCGTTTCTGAACTTCATGTTTGAGATTGATCATGAACAGAGCTCCTCGTTTTGCGACGATGTTGTCCTTATTGCGAATATCACGGAACGGATTGTCAAATTTTGCTGATGTCAAACCGTACACAGAGTTGATTGCAATCTTAAGAGCTTGTGCCAAATCTGCTGACGCCGACTCATCGTCTAAATATCTAGCCAATGCTCCGCCAAGCATTCCACGTGCCTTATCAAATTCTTTGTGCTTTATAGCAATTCTTGCATCAAGTATTTCTTTGAATCTTGCAGTGTACTCTGGGCCAAATAGTTCTTCAGCGACAATGCTCGATGGATGCATACTCGAAATATCAAGTAGCGCAATGTTGTAGTAGATTCCAGGCTCAGCATACACATAGCCACCTTCGCCAACTTCCTCGCCTCTGTATGTTGACTTACCAGCTACAAAAGAATATCCAGGAAAGATCGGTCTACCTTTTGAGTCAAACTTCGTAAACTCAGGTTCTTTAACATTAACATCAAAGTTGAATGTAACGATCTGACTCTCGTCACCCATGTTTCTGTAATTAAATGCACTCTGAGGCTTTCTGTTCTTTCCAAATATAATTCTTGTAGTAAGACTGTTGGTTGTATCATTCACTGTCATTCCAGCGATGTCTGCCAGAACCTGTCTAGCAACCCAGTCTTCCTTTCTTGCATTGAACACTGCTTCAGTTGCAATGACATCGTTGTCACAGTATGAAGCGACTTTCTCCCATAATTCTTCCGGTACTGGCTCATCCCATTTGAGACCAAGTTCCTGATGATGAATATCAAGCTCGATCTCCCACTTCTTAAGACTCTGTTTCTTTGAACAGAAATCGTAAATATCTGTGTAAGAGATGTTATATGCTTCACCGAACATTGCATTGTTACTATGACCTGCTATTATCTTCTGCGACAGTGTATAGATCTGCTCATTAGAATATCCAATGAGTCTTGCATAGAGCATGTGATTGTCATATCGCCTGCAGTTGAATCCAACAAGTTTTAGCTTTAGAAGATTCTCAATCTCTGTTGGCGAAGGATTAATCATTCTTACAATAGGTGAATCACCTTCATACTTCCAACAGACAATAAACAGGTTAGGAAACACCTCACAATCAAAAAAGACCATTCGGTCTTCGTCGTATTTCATTACTGGATCTGAAATATCATCTGACTTGTAATGCATCTTAAGTACTAGCGAATTGCAATACTCTGCATGATGCGTGCTATTGTTTGCAAAAGCAAGAATAGAAGTCTTCATGTCTGAAATATCATAGTGAAGCCCACTGTTGTAGGCATCCTCTACGATCTTGTAGATGAAGTCTACACTCGGCTTTGTCCCTGGATGAATATCTTTTCTTAAGTTTCTTTCAATTAGTTCACGAAGCTTCTTTTCGCTCTTCACAGCTTCGAAATTTATCATTGGTTTCTCCTTTTTTAGTGGCAACCCTGATCCAATCTTTGCAATCGGTACAGTGTTGCATTTTGTTAGTCTCCTTCTAATTGCTGAATTGCCGACACATGTCTTAATCTCTATGTTGTCATCATAGACTCTGCTCAGCATTGAAGGATCACCAGTGTAAATATAATAGAGGTGAATCCCTCCTCCGCTCTTGCTTAGCTCTCCATAAGTAGGAGGCCAGCTACTAGCAGCCTGAACATTCTTTTCATAAGACTTAGTGCCATCATCGTTCTTTTTGTCAAAGTCAACAAATATCAAGTTCTCTGGTCCCTTGACATAGTGTTCTTTCTTCGTGTCAATATCTTTCAGAGTAGTAGTGCAGTTGATCCACTTCCTCTTTGGTGCTCCAGTTTCTCCTGAGTACTGAGCTAGGCAGTCACAATACTCAATATCAAACAGCGATTCGTCACTATCAAGAGTCAGCCAGGAAGGCGCGCTCGTTTTCGTCTCGTCAGGAATATCATTTGCAAACGGACTGAACTTCTTCCATCGGAACCCTTTGTAGTAACTCCTCACTGGTTTACCGTCAACTCTTCCTCTGTCCATGAATTCATCAAAGTAGTCTTTCAGTTCTTCTCTGAACTTGTACATTGGAAGCTTAAAGTCAACCAGAGTAGTGTCACAGTACTGCTTATACATCTCGTATGCTGCTTTCAACGATGTTCCATCTTCCTCTTTGAAAATATCATACGAATTCTCTACGAAGTTATAGAACACATCTGTGCGAAACATCATGTCTGTAGGTCTATAAGCAGTATAGTAGTTCTTGCCAAGCTTCCTATAGACTTGAAGACAGTGATACGCAATAGCTCCAAGTTCGTAGTTGACTTGCTCCATCAGTGGAAAATATCTTTCTGGTGGGATCTTATTTCCGGTTGGTCTCACATCTATAAGCCTTCTAATAATTCCCGACTTAGCATCTGTGATCTTGACCGGTCTGTTTGTACCCATAAATAAAAAGCAGTTCATCCGAGTAGTATAGCTAGCTTTATACTTCTCGTTCACTACCATCTCTTCATGAGCAATAATAGAATTAAGTTTTGTATTGTCCTCAATTCTAGACAGATCACCATCATGCTGTATCGCCACCAATGGGTTACTCTTAAACACCTCAGTTGCAAATGCGCTGTTACTGGAGCCAAGAGCCTTCGCATCAAACATTGTGTAATATCCAGGGAACAATGCTTGAATAATGTTCAGGATCGTAGACTTGCCAGTTCCAGCTTCACCGAAAAATACAATGAACTTCTGAATCTTTACTGAGTCTCCTGACACAACAGCTCCAATAGCCCATTCTATCTTCTGTCTTTCCTCCTCAGAATATAATGTGCTAATGATCTCATCGTATGCATCTATCGGACCTTCTTCCAGATTGTAAGGGAGTCTCTTACTTGCATAGTCAGATCTCTTTACTTTAGTGTTTGCAAATATCAGTTTGTTGTCGAGCTGATGAGCATTGTCTGGTAGGTCGTAAATATACTTCTTGTAATTCCGCCATGAGCCACTCGAGCTATCACCCATCGTCCTTACAAGTACCATAGATTCCCTTCCGCCACCATAGTGCTCATCTCGATACTTCCATAACTCATTGTCGACTAATCGACGAACATCATACTCATCAGTAGACCATAGATTCTTTTCTTCATCCCAGATCGCATAGAATGCTTTACCTCGAACCATAAGATCTTTGCTGTTACCGACAACGAAATCTGGAAATATCTCAATCTTGTCTCGCCCTTTCCTGTTTTGCTCCTTAATATTGAAAAAATCCATCGTTTTAGTCTCCTTCGCTAGTGTGTCAAAAAAGTGTGTCAAAAACCAAAAATTAGGCCCTTTTAAAACTATATATATAATACCTATTTTATTTTATTTCTTTTTAAAAATAAGTGACAAAATGACACAAAATGTTAAAAAACCGCATAACTAAGCCTTTTTTCGTGTGTCAAATCCGTTTTCAAATTTGACATTTGTGTCAAATATTTGACACACTTTGGCCATTTTTCAGAAATTTTCCTGAATATAAGTTTGCATCTGATACCAGATTTCAACTCGCCTTTGATTTTGACACGCTGATTTAAGCGGAAAAAGACCTCCAACGCCGTTTGTATCGTACTTACGATCCATGAAATTCTGAATATAATACTGCACTTTAGCCCTGCAATTTTCGTTCCAATTAGCATCAGAACAATCCATAAGATCTAGGTTTCTAATCATTTCCCAAAACCACTCTGCAGTTCTATCTTCAGAATCCTGTTCCCAACCAGCAGTAATTCCTTCAATTCTAATAGCCAAAGCCACAAGCATCTCAAGAACCGTACATGGTTTGTACAGAATATCATCGTATTTAACATTTTCAGAATTCACTTCATAGAAGTACTTGACTCTCAAATTTTCTCCATCACGAGCTCGATTTTCATCCCGTTCAATTATCCAATAGAACTCCATCGAGTGTAATGTTTTCAGTAAGCACCAATAGTTTCCGTGCATTAAAGTATCTGCACCTACAATGTCACCTAAATATCCAAAATAGGCATTAGCAAGGTCAGTAGATGCGTCGTTTGTCATAATCTCACCACCTATTCTTCACGAACCAAGACCACTTCATAATCAACCGAGATCTTGTCATTTCTAACATACATTATTTCTTCTCCTGATTCAGCTAAAATATCCAAGTTTTCGCGTCCAACCACATTAAGATCCTCAGAACTACTAGCCATCTCATCTACAAGCTCGTTCTGAACAGGATAGTAATTGAGCGTAATTTTGTCATAATATGGAATAGGATCTGTAAACTGATCTTCTGTAATAATATAAGGCTTATCACCATCATCTGTAGGATGCTCTTGAGCAGCTTTCTTAGCAATAATATCACGCTCGACTTCTTCCGAATCCGAAAACTGTACGTAGTTTGTGTACTCCGGAACATTCTCTGCAATAATATCAGCAGCCGTTTTCTCTTCAGCTTCTTCTGCCTTTTTATTCATCTCTTCGGCAATCTTATAAGGTCTGAGTTTGTCATCAACGTACTTTCTCATATCTTCAATTTGCTTGTCTGCGTCTTTCTGAAACTTGTCTTTTTCCATGTAATATGTAACAACAGATCCAACAGCAACACCAGCCACAAATATAACAGATCCAATTAAATACTTGTTCATCGTCTTCTTCTCCCACGAACGCCTTCAGCAGAGTTTCTAATGCCTTCCAGATGCCGTTTAAGGCGCAGCTGATCAATTTCTTCACAGTACTTGAGATATAATTCACAAGTTCCATGACATGTCTCAGAGCGCCCTAAACAGTCTCTTCTGCATGGCGGTATAATGTCACCAACCAGTTGCATAATCAGATAATATCTTTGTAATCAGACACAACACCATCAAAATTAGGAGCTACTAAGATGCCCTTGTAGCCGTCTTCATCAGCGTCCATAGCTCGCTTAGCTCTATCATAAATGTCACCAAGGCCAAGGCTAATGTGATGAATATCACCGGCAGCAACACCCGTTTCATTCTTAGGAGGGAGATACCAGACTGCGTTTCTCCATGCAACGAGGCTGATTTCTGCTTTTTCGGGATTAACCCTAACAAAGTCAAGCAACTCGTCACCAAATACAAAACCAGGCTTTGTGTTGGTTCTTCGAAATTCAAGTCTCCTATTCATTTCTTCTTCTGCAATTCTGAGCATGGTTTCGTCTGTTTCAAGATCACCACGGAACGCAATGCTCGTGTCCTGGTCAAATATAAACGTATACGGTGAATCCGCACGCACACTCTTACCTTCAATTGTTTTATGATCAACTTTCTGTTCACCGTTTTCGTCAAGAATCGGATTGCCTTCTTCGTCTTTCATCGGAATATCAACTTCAATCGGTTCGTCCTTAAGATCGTAATAGAGATTCTTTTCTATTTCATCCCCGACGGCGTCAGCAACTCTTTCCCTATACTCACGAATATAAGTGTCGTAGGCTGCAATAGATCCAGCCAGAGCAAGATTCTCCTTTCTAAGAATATTGTGTGCTGAAAGATTCAGGGCAATGGCAACAACACCAAGAAGAACTCCTTTCCAATAGAGTTTCCAGATCTTCTTCATGAATATCAGTCTAGCTCTCATACGAGCTCTCATGGCCTGCTTCTCGTCAAATATTCGTGAGCCATTAGCGTTTTCAATTTCTTTTGTCTTAATCTTTTCAAGATCGTCTTCTGTTTCCTCAATAATATCATCGAGTCCATCATGAGTAGACTTGCAGAGCTGATAGACAGCAATTCCTCCTACGACAATTGATGCTCCGATGAGAATTTCTGGCTTGTGCCTAGCAATACGAATGCTAGTAGTTGTAGCGAATCTAGAAACTGTCTTGTAAATATCAGTTCCAGCTGCAGTTAATTTCTCTAACATGTAGTTTCTCCTCTCGATTTTAGAAAAAGAGAGACACTGTGTTCTAAATGCCTCTCTAAAAAGTCTTGTGTAAATTATGCGTCCTTATCGATCAAGTACAATTGGTTTAGGCAGCTCGATAAAATATCCACCTGTGCGAGGTCTTATAGTTGCATGCGAAAGATCGAACCATCCATACTTATTGTCCGTGTATTCGCTGGTCTGCCCTAATAGGTCAAAATAATCCGCAATACTCGCCTGATGATACTCATCGATGAGTGATCTAAGCTCTCGCAAGACATCTTCTGCATCACCTCTCGATCGAAACGTAATATCACGGTAATCAACCCTATTTGTATTACGATCAACAGGATCAGGGACACTACTTTTAAAATTCCTATTAGAACGTCCAGCATAGTCAACAAAACCTCCTTTGCCTGATCCGGATCCGGCTTCACCAAGCAGCATCATTCTAATTGCATCTACGATAAGCCTCTTCACACCAGGCACAACAATATCATAGACAACGTATTTCTTTACGGTTGTTAAGTCTTCGGCAAAGAAAATATCAGCTATAGCACGCCCAAGTGGCTTCTTTCTTACTGATACTTCTCCTGTTACAACCTTTTTAACTTCTTTTTTACTCTCATTACTGTAGTTAGTTTTAGGTAATGACATGAAATCCTCCTAAATTGGAAAAAAGAAAGGAAGTGTGGAATCTCTGCGACTCCGACACTTCCTAAATATCAGTTACGCCATTCGTTAAGCAGCCATACTGCTCATTTTTTCACGGGCTTCTTCTTTTGTTGTAGAGTCTTTTGATTTCTTTACCTCTTTGTAGAAATCGTCGACCATGACAAGGCAATCACACAGATCATCAATGAATTCTTCTGCGTATTCTTCAGTCTTCGATCCTACTTTATAAGAGACTGCTAATGTAGCCATAAATACTGATGCAGCAGCGAACTTAGAATGCTTAAAGGCTTTTGTCGCCGGAAGTCCGAACTGAAGCATAAAGCTGTCTGAAACGATTACGCTGCCCCAACCAGCCATTTTTCCGCCTATAAACTTTGCCACATCTCTCTTTGTCAACGGTTTGCTCTCGAATTTCATCTTTACATCTGTCATTTTGTCTTTTCCTCCTCTTCAAAATGTTTCAGAATATCTTTTAACTGCTCATAAGTGATTGTAATTGGTGCGGAATGCGGGCCAAACATTACTCGGTCTTTCATCGGCGAGCTAATAGTCATTGCATTGCCGTTGTCGCGGATTGTTACTACTTTTCCTTTCAAATCCATACATGTCTCCTTTCGAAAAGAAAAAGAGAGAAGCTGTTTATAAGCCTCTCCCTTCTTTAGTAACGGATGCAAATATCAGTCTGCATCGATCGGGTGAAACTGCGGAACATCAACATCCATAGGTTCTGTTTCAGCGTCTTTCACAAGAGTTTCTTCAACCTTGTCAAGAACTTCTTTGTTCTCCTTCTTCATCTTGTGCTGTCTAGCCTTTTCTGTTGCCTTCTTACCAACCCACTTAACGCATTTTACTAATCCGTAAACTGCGCCAGCAGCTGCAAGTCCAGCTCCTACAATGACCAGCTTTCCAAGACCTTCTCCGGTTTCCTCAGAAGTTTCATCGTCTTCAGTTTCTTCAACTTCCTCTTCCTCATTGACGACCTCTTCAGTCTCGTTTGTTGTTTCTTCCAGTGTTTCAAATACTTCGTTGTTTTCCATTTTTTTTT